GGGAACTGTCGGCAGCCGCCGCGGGCGCGTCGCGCGGCCAGGGTGCCGGCGTCCTGGCGGGCCAGAATCGCGGCTTCCAGGAACTGACCCGCGATATCAACGAGGTCAACGCGGCCCTGGCGGCGATCGAGCGCGGGGCCGGCTCGCAGTCGGCGATCCAGGCCCAAACCGACAAGCTGGTTTCGCTGTGGAGCCAGGGCCGGATTACGGCCGAGCAGTACGGCGCCGCAGTGAAGCGCCTGGACGCCTCGGAAGCGGCGTTGGCGCGTTCCAGCGCGCAGGCGGCCGCCCAGGGTGACCGGTTTATCGCCGGGCTTCGTGAGCAGGCGGAAACCGCCGGCATGACGGCGCGGCAGATCCTGGAATACCGGGCGGCCCAGCTGGGCGTGAGCGACCGTGCGGCGCCTCTGATTGCGCGGCTCGCCCAGGTCAACAAGAGCCTGGACGGCACGGGCATTTCTGCCCGGCAAACCGCCGCTGCCATGCGGATGGTGCCGGCGCAGATGACCGACATCGTGACGCAGCTGGCGGGCGGGCAGAATCCCTTCCTGATCCTGATCCAGCAGGGTGGCCAGCTGAAGGACAGCTTCGGCGGCATCGGGCCGATGTTCCGCGCGCTGGCCAGCATGATCACGCCGTTCGCGGTGACGGTCGGGGCGGCGGCGGCGGCCATCGGCGCAGTCGGGTATGCCGCGTACAAGGGCGCCAGCGAAACCCGTGAATTCGGAAACTCGCTCACCTTGACCGGGAACTATGCCGGCCAAACGGCGCTGCAGCTTTCCGACATGTCTGGGCGCGTGGGTGAAGCCCATAGCACCATGGGCCGTTCTGCCGACGTGCTGAACAAGCTGGTCGCGTCCGGCCGGGTGGCGGGCAGCTCGTTGGAGATGGTGGGCGGCGCCATCGTCAACATGAGCGAGACCGGCGCGCGGTCGGTCGATGACCTGGTGGCCGAGTTTGTCCGGTTGGGAGAAAGCCCCAGCCAGGCGGTCGCCAAGATCAACGAGTCCATGCACTTCCTGGACGCGGCCACCTATGAACGCATCCGGGCGCTGGAGCAGCAGGGGCAGAAGGAACAGGCGGTAGCGCTCGCCCAGGCGACCCTGGCGGACGCGACCAACCGCGCGGCCGACCGCGTGCGGGCCAGCGCTGGCACGCTGGAACGGGGCTGGCACAGCCTGGGCCTGGCCGCGCGTCAGGCGTGGGATGCGATGCTCAACATCGGCCGCCCCACGCCGATCGAGGAATTGCGCAAGCAGGCCCAGGCGCAGCGGGCGCTGCTGGAAGACCTGGAGAAGAATCAAGGATTCCGGTCGACCGAGGGCGGCGCAGCCTACGGGGGCGGCTCCAACGCTGCCAATCGTGCCCGCAAACGTGCCGCGGCGGAACTGGCGGCCACCGAGCAGGAACTGCGCCGCAGGGAGGAACAGGAGGCCGCAGCGCGTGGCGAGGGCCTGAAAGCCCAGGCCGAGCAGGAGAAGATCGCCGCCGGTGATCGCCTGCGCGAGTTGATGAAGTCGACCCGCGACCGCTCGCAGATCCGTGCCGACGAGATCAAGCAGATGCAGGCCGACGCCCAAAAGGCGAATTGGTCCGCGGAGCAGATCGCCGAGGCGGAAAAGCGCATCAACGAAAAGTACAAGGACCAGAAGGGAGCCTCGTACAGGGACGACGCCGCCACCCGGCGCTTGTCGGACCTGCGCCAGCAGGAAGCCTCCCTGGCCGCGCAGTTGGTGGGCGAACGCAAGCTGACGGACGCCGGCAAGGCGCGCGCCGAGTTCGAGCAGGAAATCGCCGACCTCAAGGACAAGAAGATCCTGACGGCGGATCAAAAGAGCTTGCTCGCCAACCAGGACGCGATCCGCGCCCAGCTGGTGAAGAACGAGGGTCTGGCCAAGGAACTGGCCGCCAAGCAGGCCATGCTCAAGATGGACGAGCGGGCGGCGCAGATCCAGCAGGCGATCGCCTCGTCGGCCGAGTCGCGGCAGGAGCAGTACGACCGCCAACTGGGCACCGCTGGACTGGGCCAGGTCGCGCGCCAGCGCGTGGAGGCCGAAAACTCCATCCGCCTGGAGTTCAAGCGCTACCAGGACCAGCTTGCCAAGGCCACGCCGAAGGATCAGCTTGACTCGGATCGCTTCCGGGAAGCGCAGGGCAAGATCCGCGATTCCTTGCAGGCGGCGCTGGCTGACCAGCAGGACTACTACGACAAGGTCGACAAGCTGAACGCCGATTGGCGTAACGGGGCGCGTGAAGCGTTTTCCGATTACGCCGAGTCCGCCGGGAACGTCGCCCAGCTGTCGCAAGGCGTCTTCTCGGGCGCTTTCCGGGGCATGGAGGATGCATTGACCCGGTTTGTGACCACGGGCAAGGCGAGCTTCAAAGACCTCGCCACGTCGATTCTGGCGGACCTGGCGCGTATCGCGGCACGGCAGGCCATTGTCGGGGCCATCGGCAGCATTGTCGGCTCGCTGGCCGGGGGCATTACCGCCGGGGCCGGCGCCACGTCGGGCGGCACGATGACCGGCAATGTCGATGGCATGTCGGGCGCCTGGGGCGCGATTGGGCGCCGGGCTATCGGTGGTCCTGTCGCCGCGCGGCAGATGTACGAGGTCAACGAGCGCGGCATGCCGGAGATGGCCCGCATCGGGGATAAGTCGTTCCTCCTGATGGGTTCCCAATCGGGGCACGTCAGCCCGATGGTGGCGCAGGGCGCGCCGGCGGCGGGAGGCGTGGGGGCGGCTCCGAACATCTCCATCCAGGTCAACGTGACGGACTCCGGCGGCAATGAACGCAGCGGCGCCGGCCAAAGTCAGCTTGGCGACCAGTTGACGGATGGGATTGTGCAGGTGGTGCGGCGCGAACTCGACAAGGCCAACAGGCCTGGCGGGGCCAATTGGAACAAGAGGAATGGTCGGGTATGACGACAGAAACGTTTCGCTGGAAGCCCGTAGGGCAACCAGCCGGCACGACCACCTTCCGGCGGCACGTTGCGCAATTCGGCGACGGCTACCGGCAGGTGGTCGGCGACGGCATCAACAACAAGGTCCAGTCGTGGCCGGTGCAGTTCGCCGGCACGCGCGCGCAGATGCAGGAAATCGTCGACTTCCTGGACCGGCATGCCGGCACCCGTTCGTTCCTCTGGACCCCCCCCATGGGTGTTGAGGGCTACTACGAGGTCGCGGAGTACAGCCCCTCGCCCGTGGGCGGGACCGCCTACACGGTCTCCGCGAAATTTCAACAGGTTTTCAGGCCGTAGACACGATGGAACAACTTGAACAAATCCCCATTGGCCAGCAACCGAATGACGGAACGGGTGACCCGCTGCGCAACGGCATGGCCAAGGTCAACGCCAACTTCACCAAGGTGCAGGCGGGCGTCGACTCCGTGGAACTGACCGCGGCGAACGCTGCGCAGACTGCCACCGAGGCCAAGACCACGGCTGACGCCGCGATCCCCGCCGCCCAGAAGGGCATGGCCGGTGGTGTGGCGCCTCTGGACGCCTCCGGCAAGGTGCCCGCCGCGCACCTGCCGGAACTGGCGGACTATATTCCGGTGGAAGAGAAAGGTGCCGCCGGGGGCGTGGCGCCGCTCGACGCACTGGGCAAGGTGCCCGCAGACAATCTGCCGGCGGCTGAAGACTCCATTCCCTTAACGCAAAAGGGGGCTGCGGGCGGGGTGGCAACTCTGGACTCGGGCAGCCAGGTGCCCGCCGCCCAGTTGGGAAACGCCGTGAAGGCGACCGAAAAGGCGGCGGCGGGCGGTGTCGCTACCCTCGACGCGGGCGGTAAGGTGCCGGCAGCCCAGCTTCCCCCGATCCCCACGGGTCCGCCGGCAGGTTCGGTTGCCTGGTGGCCGCTGCGCTCGTCCATCCCAGCCGGCCAGATCCCTGCGGATGGTCAGACGATCTCGCGCGCTACCTTCCCCGATCTCGCCGCCATGGTGCTGGCCGGCACGGTGCCGGTGGTGTCTGAGGCGGATTGGCAGGCCGACCCGCTCAAGCGCGGCAGCTACACGCTGGGCGACGGGTCAACCACCATCCGCGTGCCGGACTTGAACGGGAAATCGGCCGGTGCTGTTGGCGCAGTGTTCTTGCGGGGTGATGGAAGTCGGTCGGCGGGGACCAACGGGCTGTTGCAGCCTGACGTTGTCGGCCCTCACACGCATACGACCCCAATGTTCGCCGGGGCGGGCCAGGCCCCTACTTGGTCGTCTGGAGGCGGTGCATCTGCGACCTATACCGTCACCAATGCTAACGGCATTGGCCCCGAAACGCGGCCATTGAACGTCACTGGTGCTTGGACCGTCCAGGCGTTCGGCGCCGTCACCAACCCTGGGAGCGCGGACGCCGCCCAACTGGCCAGCGACTATGCAGCGCTCAATGCGGCGTTCCAGACGTTGCGCGGCCAGGTGTTCGGCCCTGGTCAGACCCTCCAGGATATGACCGCATCGCGGGCGTTTGGCACCAACTACGTGAATTCCACCGGGAAGCCGATTTTCATTTTTGTCTATTCCGAATCGACGACAGCCCAGGGTTACAACTCGATCTTCGTCAATAGCCAGATTGTTGCTATGGGCACGTTCCCGGCAGCCCAAGCATCCAACGTTTCGCAGGCCATGGTGCCGCCTGGCGCCACATATATGGCTACCGGTGCGTCCACCACGCTCCGAAAATGGCAGGAGTATCGCTAAATGCAGAAATTCAAGGACACAGAAACCGGCGCCCTGTATCAGTTCGACGACGACGTCATTGCGGACAACAGCAGCGGGCAATACCGGTTCATGGGGCCGGGCGGAGAAATTTGCTCAGTCCCCTTGTCGCTGGTCCCCGCCGAGCCGGGGGATGCTCCCGCGCCCATCAACATGGTTCCGGCCGCAGTCTCCAGATACCAGGGGCGCCAGGCGCTGCGCCTATCGACCATCGAGGGCGGTCGCGTCGTCATCAATGACGCATCGGATCCCGGCACCGCCAAGCGGGACATGCTGGTGCTGGTCGACGAGCTGCTGGCCAGGCCTGAAACGCCCGCGTACTACCGCGAGGCCTGGGCCGACCTCCAACAATTCGAGCGCGACAGCCGGATGCTGGCAGACCTGGCCGACGAGCTGGGGCTGACCCGGGAAAACATGGATGACCTGTTCATCTTCGCCGCGACGCTGAAGGCATAGGGGGGGGCAGCATGCGGATCTATGCAGATGTGCAAAAGTTGGAGGTCGGCGACTTGGTCGAACTCTACGAGCTGGACGCCACGCCGATCGGCGGGACGCTTCAGCGCTTCCATGGCTACACGCAGGTGGGGCCTATTTGGTGGCAGGGCAACCAGTACGACCCGTGGGCGATTACGGCGGAAGGCTTCGAACAGGTGGGCGACGGCCAGCAGCCCACGCCTACGCTGTCGGTCGGCAACATCGGCGCGGATGCCGAGGGCAAGCCGATTGCGGGCGTGATTTCGTCGCTGTGCATCGCGCTGGATGACCTGGTGGGCGCCTGGGTGCGGGTGCGGCGCACGCTGGGCAGCTATCTCGATGCCAAGAATTTCCCGGAAGGCAACCCCACGGCGAACCCCGCCGAAGAGTTGCCGGCCGAGGTGTGGATTGTGCAGCAGAAGACGGCCGAAACCGCCGAGGTGGTGGAATTCCAGTTGTCGAGCGCGCTGGACTTCGACGGTCAGCAGTTGCCAAGCCGGCCGATCCTCGCCGGTGTGTGTAGCTGGCTGCGCAAGGGCGGGTACCGCGGTCCGTACTGCGGCTACACCGGAAGCCGCATGTTTGACTTGGCTGGCAACCCGGTCACGGACCCAGCGCGCGATCGCTGCTCGGGCCTCATGTCCGACTGCAAGAAGCGATTCGGGGAATACGAACCCATTGCGTTCGGGGGCTTCCCCTCGGCCGACCTGATACGAGGCTGATCATGCGCAAGAAAACGATGGAGGCCATCCGCGCCCACGCGGTGGCCGAGTACCCGCGCGAGTGCTGCGGGCTGGTCGTGATGGTGGCGCGCCGGGAGGTGTATGTGCCGTGTCGGAACACGGCCGCCAGCGCCGACCATTTCGTGCTGGCGGCCGACGACTACGCCGCGGCCGAAGACACCGGGCGGATCGTGGCGATCGTGCATTCGCATCCCGACGAGACGTCGGCGCCCAGCGAGGCGGACCGCGTGGCCTGCGAGGCTACGGGCCTTCCCTGGTTCATCGTGGCCGTGTCCAAGGATGATGACGGCACCGTGGTGGCGGGGGAGGTCCGGGGCTTTACGCCGGTGGGCTTCCAGGCCCCG